TTTGTAAATTTGTTGCTGAAGGAAAAATATTATTTTTAAGAATAACCACAAGAGGAGACCCTGTACCTGCTCTACCGCCCAAAACAGGCTTTCAACATCCGTGCTCAGAAGATGAGAAAATGCGAAAAGTGGTGTCAGAAGATTGTAATTCACAACTTATAATGCGACCAACCCCAAATGTGAATTATAAAGGCGACTTGGATTGCCAAAATTATAAAACACGTGCTTATATACTAAATGTGGCATCACACACCATTTACTTGGATATTTTACACGCAAATGCCGTAGATATTCCCAAGTTTTTTAAAGGAATAGGAATAGCTCAAGAAGTATCACGTGGTCCTAATGGAAGCACTGTTTGTAGATTAATTATGGGTGAAAACATTAGAAATCCTCAAACAAAAGACTATACCTATAAAGCAGTATTTTTTGATGTGAACAAGTCAAGAGAGAAACCAACGAATATAGATGCAGCTCAAGAAATAGAAATGACTACAATTGGGCCTAAACAAGGAGGAGGCACCTGGCTCGGTGGCCCTGTTGCCGAGGATAGAAGAATGACGTTTGAGGCTTTTAATGGATTAATGAGAAAAATGGTTACATTAAGTGGAAATTTATGTCCACAAAAGCCGCCACAACCTGAAGCTATGGTGAACCCATTTAATGCCAAAATAATGCCGGATTTGAGTTGCCCTGGAGCAGTTGTAACAGGTGGTAGAAATAAACGCACTAGACATATAACCCGTAAAAGAAGCAGTTCGAGAAAACGCAATACACGACGCGCGCGAAGATAAATCTTTTTACAAGCCTTTTACAATCGCCCCTTTACTCGTTTTCACCCTTTTTTCACCTTTTTTAACACTATGATGTGTTTCATTGTGACACGTTTCACACAATGTCATTAAATTAGCCAAATTATTTTTATGAAATATCCCATCGCAATTTATAATCATCCCGTCATTATTTGCCTCACTCTGATGCTGCAAATGATGAACTTCAGTACCCATTTGTTTACCACATTTTTCACACATTCCAACGATTTTCTTCGCATTATAATGCGACGTTTTTAGTGAGAGAATACTTCTAGCCTGCGGATGATACTTCATTCTTATTTCATAAGCCGCATCTAAAAATTCGGTCGGTAAATTGAGTGACTTGCACACTTCCAAACCGTACATACTATTTCCTGGTCCATCGCGTAATTTACGGTCATATACCAATATATCTCGTTCCTTATCATATAATACCTCCATATGCTTTAGTTTAACACTTTCTAGCTCGGTTATTTCACTGTAATCAACAATTTCGTGTAAATGGGTTGCAAATATAAAACTACTCTTACAACGATGTAGTTGTTGTATTCCGGCCACAAATATACTAATCGCACTCAGTGTCTCCGTGCCTGAGCATAATTCGTCGCCCAATATCAAACTATTTGCATCACTTAATCGTAAAATTGTACGTAGCTCTGACATTTCAACCGCAAACGTAGACAACCCTTTAAATATATTATCATTTCCAATAATACGCGTAAATAAATATTTATAGGGCATATAATTGAATTCGGAGCACGGAACATATAGTCCTGATTGCGCCATGATAATAGCCACCCCGAGTGCTTTAATAAAACTGGTTTTTCCCACGGCATTGGTTCCGTACAACAAAATTCCATCGGTATTCCCATCCCCCAAAAGAATATCATTAGTTACGTATAATTCATTGGTTTGGAATTGTTCGATTAAACAATGTCGCAACTGCTTGGCGTCAACAAACGATTTATCTGATTTAACAATACGAGGCTTGCAATAATTATACTTTTTGGCTATAAAAGCCTTGGTATATAAAATATCTATAAGTGTTACAAAATTGATGATGGTTTCTAATTTCTTTTGAAATGTTTCAAAATTGGCTACAAATTTATTGAAGACGAGTGTGATTAAATCCTTCATAGACACTTTTATAGTAGAAATACTTTTACATAGGCCATTGATTTGTTCGTCTACTATAGAATTATTGGAAGCGCTTTGTTTTTCAAAATGAAATTGAGTTTTTGATACTTTGAACTCGTATTTTTTATGAATGTTATTTGTATTGTAATATAATGTCACTATACTAGCATCTTTCGGCAACGCATCTTGTAACAATTTACAGCGTCTACTTGTTGATATTAAACTAAAATTGTTTTTTTCAGTCTCGTGTATTTTAACATAATCGGTCGCTTTTCCATTTTTTTTCTCTTTATTCTCAATGAATGTACTTAAATAATTTTGGATGGCCTCTAGCTTACATTCGGAATCTTTCAGTGTTGTCGTTTTTTTATCTAAATCTTCATCTATGCCACATTTAATGAAATTTATTTCAAAACCATGCATTTGGTCTAAATCATTTGCCAATTCTATATCTAAATTGTTGTTTATAAATTCGCCAATTTCATCACAATAGGCTCCAATACTGCAAATATTTTTTTCAAAAATAGTCAAATAATTTATGATGGTTTTGTCTTCACTTGTTTTATCATATAATTTTTTAATAAGTAAAATATTATTATACAACAAACAAAAAGCTTTGGGAGAGATTTTTTTAAGAACAATTTGCCGTTCCCATTTGGCAATATCTTTTATTAAAGAAAGTGCATTTTTATAAAAAAGATGGTAGTCAGGATGAAGAGTTAAAAAATATTCAGTAATATCATATTCGCGTTGTAAATATTCTTCGTCGTAAATAGGATTTAAAAAATGATATAGAAATTTGCGTTTTCCCATAGGTGTTAAACAATTATTTAACATTTCAGAAACACACGAATATTTACTAGCCTTTACGGTTCCATCATTGATGATATTCAATTGTTTTAATGAATGATTGGCCAATGTTAAACGTCTAGCACTGTTTTCAAATTCGGGTTCCATTATTTTACTTACTAAATGAGGATTATGTTGATAAACAAAGTCTAATAAAAAACAAAATGACTGAGTAGCAATGTCATTTTCATAAAAATTTTGTGCAAAAACATCATAGTTGTCTATTTTATAAAATTTGCTGAGGATTTCTTTTTGATAAGGTTGTTTTTCACAATTTAATATCCGTTTTATCTTGTCATTGGTATTGTTATCGTTATCTATCTTGACATTTTTATTCTTGGTATTATCAGAAACGCAAATGTGATTTTTATGTATTAAATTGCAATTTATACCCGCATAACTAATTACATAATCCATTTCTTTCTCATCAGGTAAATTTGAAATCATTATTACTTCACTCGGATTGTAAATGGAAATAAACCGCTCTAATTCGTCATATGTAGTAGGATTATTTACATAGGTTTCTTTAAATTGATATAATGTGGTCTTACCAGTATATATATCAATATTTGATATACCAACCACTACATATTTCCCCTTCAACAATACTTTGTTTTCTACTAAATTAATCCAAATACAAGCAATAGAATTTGTTAAACTAGGTGTATCAGTATTAAAATATGTGCCAGGACTAAAGATACCTGCTAGGGAACGAGACGTATTTTTAGCGGCTTCGTCTTGCACATAAACTACCGCAGTGAAACCAGCATCCTTAATTTTTTTCACATATTTTTCTATTTGAAAATCCTTGAAACCGGCCATCATAATAGAAACATCTTTGCCAACACAAATATTTTTATCAACAATGTTTAATTCACAAATTTGAGAGAAATCTACTATTTTACTGTCAGTAATAGTATTATTATTTTTATTGTAATTGCCGTATACTTCAAAAAATGCGCCAACTTGCATTAATAATATAGTATTTTCACCGTATTCGTATTGATATTTCCTAGTTAATTCAAAATATTCTTTTATAAGTGCCATTAATTATAGTGTTACATTATCTTTAATTTATTTACAATGAAACATATACATCTAGACACTAAAGAACGAATATATCTATAATATATCATAACACAATTATTGCGTTATCATATATTTTTGCACATCATAATTTAATAAAATCCGATTTTTTTTTATAATAATTATCCAGTACAAAATTTTTAAAGGTTTTATAATATTTAGTGGATATAATCCCTAAATTATAATACAAGGTTTTTAAGAAAACCAAAATAAATGTTATGTAAAAAGGCAAATCAAATTTTCGTTGATGTTCGTCTAAAACGTTTTCTTTGTCTTTTTCATCATATAAAGCAATTTCAACCTTAAGGTTTTTGCTTTCATCGATATACATTCCTTTATATCCAAAAATGACGTTATCATTTTTACTCATTCTGTAAATAGTTTTTTTAAATTCACTCTCTGTAGCACCATAGCTATGTAAAAAATTTTTTAATAAAAACAATGTACTATTAATATTATTTGAAAATATATCTATATCAATATCACTTGCTTGTGGTAAATAGTCATCTCTTTGAATACTTCCATAAAAGTATATAGGTTTATCTATATAATTTCTTAATTTATCAAAAAAATCTTTTTCATAAGGTGTTAATTTATTTTTAGTAGTTTCCATCTTAAAGTATAATGATATAATAACTATTAGTAAAAATATAATTTAGACAATTTCTTATAATTCTTTATCTTCCTTAGAAAAATTGTGCAACAATATTTCCGGATTACTATTTGTTATTTCTCCAGCCAACATAGCAGACTCATATAATTTTCTTAAAACATCATTCGGCGCACTACTGCCAATTTTAATTAAATTATGTTCTCTTAAATAAGTTTTAATATCATTTATTTCTTTTCGTTTTAAATCTTTATGAGCAGCCAATATCTTTTTACGTGTTCCTCTGTCTTTTATTAAAACAGCAACAGATTTTTTAATTTTAGATTTACCAAGTGTGTATTTTTTTTTTATTGTTTTCTTGGTTATTCTTTTAGTTGCAATAATTCTGCTATATGGGTCATTTTTTAATTCTTCTCCAGCTCCAACAAAAATAGGTTCAGTATTTATTATAGTAGGTTTTTCTATTGGATTGCTTTTTTCCTCTATAACAATAACCGACCCAGGAGTATCCCTATCTAACCCCCCGTCCAATGAATGTTTTTGATTTATGTTTTGTGACCTGATTACATCATTATTTTTTTGAGTTATTTCTTGTTCTTGTTTTTGTTTTAATTTTTCACGCAAACTATGTAATCGACTTTCTCTCGTAAAGTTTATATTAGAATTATTATTTCCTTCAATGGTTAATGCCGCATTTGGATTTGGTACAATATTACGTTGTGTTTTATTATGCCAATCTCTATAGGTAGGTTTTGAACCACCTTTTAATATACCATAAGGCACGTCATTTTGTTTATGTGTATTTAACACCATAGAACCAGCGCCTTGGACTGAAAAGTTTTCAGTATTCACTTTTATAAGCGGTTGTTGTAATTCTTCAGGCAAGTCAATGTTTACATAAGGTGTATTATTCGTTGTTTGGTTGTTCAGTGCTGCATAATTCTTAATTGTTCTTTGTTCAAGTTCCTTTTTCTTTCTTCTTTCAAAATTATTTTTTTCATCGTTGATTTTCTTTTGTTTTGATAACGTTTGCAAATAACTTATAGAATCATTAAATTCGTCACTAAATGTACTATTTGCAGTAACATTGTTATTGTCGTTTATTTCTCCGCCTTTTAAATTAGTAACCATTTCCGTATCACGTATATTTTTTGTATTATTTTCTAAATTAGCGGTTTCTATTTTTTTATGTTCTTTAATTCTCCTTAACAATTTGTGTTTCAACACATTGGGAGATATGAGTGGTCTTATTAAAGGGTTTGGTTTTTTCTCGCGATTTTTTTTAGTTTTTGAACCACCGAAAGAAAATAAATTAGGGTTTATTGATATTGTTTTATTTGTCATTTTTATTATAGGCTTAAATAAAAAATAACGAAATATAACTACTAAACGAAATATAACTACTAAACGAAATATAACTACTAGTTATACCTATATGTTTACTATACAATTTAGCAATATAACGTATTGTACAATTGTTTTTTCTTTTCACTTTCATCTTTTCGGGATTTTACTTCTTCATTTTTTAAATAAATTTCGAACCCTTTGTCTAAATCTTGTAAACTAATGCGTCTTTTTTCATTTTCACATTTACAAAAAACACGTCTACTGTGGGCTATTTTAGTTTTTGCTAAAACCGTTTCAATATCTCTGCCATAAAATTTAAAATAGTCTTTCCTTTTGTTAAACCATTCAACCGTTATTTGTGATTTTTCTTCACACTCCCAATCAATATCTTTAACCATTTTCATAAATATATAGTATAAATCTTCACCATTATACTCATCTGTTTTGAAACGCCACGTGAAACGCGACTCAAGTCCTTGGTTAAATACAAAAAAACAATCTTTTAATTCTTTTTCGTAACCAGCTATAATAACCATTAAATTATCTTTATTATCACTTAATGCTTCACATAATGTGTCAATACATTCTTTTGCAAAACTGTCGCGTTTTTCGGGATTTCCCAACGCATAAGCCTCATCTATAAAAAGTACGCCGCCAATAGCAGATTTTATTACGTCGCTCGTTTTTATGGCGGTTTGCCCCAAGTACCCAGCAATCAAGTCGCTTCTTGTTACCTTTTTGAATGTACCTTTTGTTAAAACTCCAATTTTGCTATATAATTTACCCATTATTTTTGCAATTTCAGTCTTACCAGTTCCAGGTGGTCCATAAATTACAGTGTGCATAAAATCCCCTTTTGTTTTATTACCTTTATGTAATTCTTGAACAAAATACAATATTTGGTCGACAATATTATTTTTTAAATCATTTATTCCTATCATATTATTTAATTCTTCTAACGGTTCTTTAATATCGTGCAATACTCTCATATTAATATTGTATTTAATAGATGGGTCTATTTTATAAGTTTCAATTAATTTGAGAATATCGGAAATATTGTTTATTTCGGTATCAATATATATAGTTTCTTTAATTTCAATAGGTGGCGGTGTTTTAGGTATTTCTATTTTTAAGCTTGATATATAAGGTCGATTATAATTTAATATACTTGGTTTTTGTATAGTATCTCGGTAATAATTGGGGTCACTATTATTAATACAACACGAATCACACGGATTATAACCAGTAAAATTAGGCGAAGAATAATTATTTACATTGTAATCTTGAGTTATTTGGTCTACAATTTTATTTATTGCATTTTTAAAATCACAATCATTCGACAAGGTGGTAATGTTTTCTGAAGAATGATTATCCTTATGCGTTTTGTTATTTATAGACGAAAGTAAATTTGCATAATTTTTTGTTGTAAAAATAGTAGGAATGGTAGATGTTCTATCTAATGTAGTTAAAAACTTATTATAATTATTAATTCTAGTAGGGTCTACTATATTTTTTTTTCGTCTATATAACATTAATACCTATTTATTACTATTTAATACTATATTTATATTATTTCAACTAATTTATTATAATTGAGTTGACAAAGAGCAACTGGTTATGTATTATAGTTGCAAAACAATTTAAAAATAAATTGATATATAAAATAACCAAAATATGATATCAAATAACGACACCATAGAGCACATTAGTTCTACTAAAATGACAGAAGACAAAATGAGTTTTAATAAAGAAGAGTTATTTGATATCGAAAACGAACAATACATCGAAACTCCGTGGAATATTATTGAGTCTTATTTTCGCGGTCAACATTTGGAACGATTTGTAAGACATCAATTAGAATCGTATAATAATTTTGTGGGATACCAAATTATTAAAACCATTGAAATGTTTAATCCAGTACACATTGTTTCTGAACAAGATTTTGACCCCGTATCTAAAAAACACTCCCTTGAGATTTTCATTACTTTCGAAAACTTCCACATTTATAGACCACAAATTCACGAAAACAATGGTGCGATAAAATTAATGTTTCCACAAGAAGCGCGGCTGAGAAATTTTACATATGCTTCTGCTACTACAATTGATATTCATATAAAATATGTTGTTCGCAATGGAGCTAATTTAGATAATATTCAAACCTTTTATAAAACGATACCTAAAGTACATATTGGCAAATTGCCTATTATGTTAAAATCCAATATTTGCGTATTAAATCAATATAAGCATTTTGAGAATACACAAACAGGTGAATGTAAATTTGATGCAGGCGGTTACTTTATTATTAATGGTTCGGAGAAAACCGTATTGGGACAAGAACGTGCCGCCGAAAACCGCGTTTATTGTTTCAATATTTCCAAAAACGATACAAAGTACACATGGAAAGCAGAAATAAAATCAGTACCTGATTTTAAATGTATTTCGCCCAAGCAAATCAACATGATGATTTCGTCCAAGAATAATGGGTTTGGAAATGCTATTTGCCTTGAATTACCTCGTGTAAAACAACCTATTCCGTTATTTATTGTTTTCAGAGCACTAGGAGTTATTTCAGACCAAGACATTTGCGAAAAAATTCTCCTGAATATTGTGGCTGAGAAAAATAAAGAAATGCTAGAGGCTCTACAAGCATCTATTATTGAAGCAAATAAATATATTAC